ATTCTTTAAGCAATTGTTTATAACACTTAGCCACGTCGTCATTGGCGATGACAATGTCATCACCCAATAACATATACGGGCATTTCTTCCAGTTTCTCCTAGCCTGCTTGCAGGCTAAGAAAACTAAGAAGTGATGTGATATAGCAAAAGCATTAAATGACGAGTAAGCTCCCATTGGATTTCCACAACCGTAGGAATACTCCTTATCGCCGAAGCGAAAAGGGTACCCTACCATAATGTTCTTCCAATGGTCAGCATACTCGAAACCAAACCATATTGATATAATCTTATGTTGGACAGATATTGGAAACCTATCTGTAGCGGCCGTTAGGTCGATACTATGATAGGATGATCCTGGATCTGCCTTCAAAAGTTTAATTAATTTGGATTGGTCATGGGTACAATCTTGTTCAATTCGAAGTAGCATACGTTGAAAATATCTATGCAGTGGCATTAATGCCGCCTGCGAGTAATAATCAATGATAGCTACCTCTCGAGTCTTACCTTCTTTATCTGAAAGTGCTTGAATCCTCCTAACAACCTTATCTCCTCGAAAGGAGTAACGGCTTAGGAAGAACTCAGGTATCTTATTAGATAAATGACGGTATTTCTCTATCAGTTCATAAAGTTTCTCACCTCCTACTATCCTAATTGACTCTTTGAGGCAATCAGGTAGTAGGTTGACTTCCATAAATGTGGACCACAGGGCATGCCCTGCGGGACCAGATTTGGAAGTCATGTGAAACTTCTTGAAGGATAAAGCCTTTGGCTTTACCCCTATGAACCGAGAATTGACACCTAACTCCTTAAGGAACCTAATAATCATCATTCTACTAGCTGCTGGAGGGGAAACATCCGTAAAGGATGACCTTTCTTCAATAGTAGTAAAAGATGGATTAGGAGGTAACCGCACATAGCGTGACCAATATAACGAAGTAAAGATAAGCCTGATACTCCTATGGAGTACTTCAGGGTCGTCTTTACCGGTTAAATTGGCCGCTCTAATAGCGTCCTTAAGAGGTATAGGTACACTTGAAGACCTCCTTAGATCTATTCTTCCTTTATCCATACATAGTATGAGATCAAGGAATTGAGCTCTAAGGGATTTTGAGTATTTGATTCCCTCGGCAATGCCGCGGTGTTTCATTACTCTAATGATCTTTTCAGTTAACCTAAGACACGATCGGTGGACAGGCGACGGTACATTTGTACACGCGCTAAGCCAACTGATCACACGGAGACTCAGTTTCATGATATAATTGTTAGTAAAACTAATAATCTTATTACGTTTCTTTGTCTTCGTTGTCATATTGGGTTTTGTTTTGGATTAATGGCAAAGCTAAGGGTCCAAGCGACCTTAGCACTAGCCCTAGAGAGACGAAAGTCTCC